CCTTGCATCTTACCGACTAGTTTGCCGATAGATTTACTTAATTTTGATCTGGGTATATTAACGTATGGCATTATTCAGTAAATACTTTTTTAGATTTTAATAACTCTAACTTAGCTTTCATAGGAGCCATTAAGGGAAGTAATGAACTTCCTATCGCAACTCCTTTTGCTTCTCCTCCTGTCATAACAGGCATTGTAGCTAAGTGGTTAACTATTTGATTAACTACTGAGTGTAAGTCTTCTAACCATTCGGTTGTAGATTGACCTAATAAAACAGGTTCATCTTCTCTTTTTAGAGCTACACTACCGAGATATATTTTCTTTGCATCTATACCTACATAATCTTCTCCATCTATAGCTACTGCTTTAGTATTGATTCCAACGCTTTCTAGAGAAGATATAAGTACTGCATCTTCTTTAGCGTTTAAGAATATTCTATTAGAGTTAATTATAGTTTGTGCTCCTTTATATGCTTCAGCTGTTTCGGGTGCTTCTTTATATGCATCTCTTTTCTCGTTAGCTTGAGTAAGAGGTATCTGTTGATCTGATGTTAAGTATAAAGATGTTTTATCTTCATTTATATCTTCAGTTCTTATTTCTAATCCGTCTTCTGTTTCTTTTTGACCATTAGATAGGAAGATGTAAGGTTTACCATTATCTTCTTCTGTTGATATCTCGTTCTTTTCAAATGAAGTTCCTCCTAATCTAATAGATTGTCCATGTCTACCTTCGATAGCTATATCTCCAGGAGACATTTGAACAGCATTAACGTTTGGTTGTTCTTTAAAATCTTTACCAAAGTCAGCTTTATCCGATTGATTAGGGTATTGCTCTGTATCTGGGTAAGCATTATGGTGAGGATGGTTCCATAGAGGACAGACGTATAACCAGTGAGCTACAGTTGATGTATTATCATCTCCTCTCTCCCAAGTAGGTAAGTCCATTATAGCGACTATCTCGTTCTTAAGAGGTATTTGTTGATAGGTTATATTACCTTGATAAGCAAACTGCTGTTGGTTGTCGTCTTCGTTTCCTGCAGAATCTATTTGACGATAGAATACTCCTCCAATAGCTGCAGTATTACCGTAATCTTTTATATCCGGATGGTCAGTTGCTAGTACAACATCTACTACTCTACCGAAACGTATTCCGGAGCTATCACCACTAAAAGGTATACTTCTATCTGTACCGTCTGTTACGAACATATTATTCTTCTTCCTTAGGTTCGTCTTTAACTTCTTTTGCTTCTTTCTCTATAGCTTCTGATTCTGCTAGTAGATCCTGTAGACTATCGAAATCAAAGATATCTCCACCTGCTTCTGCTTTAGCTTGGGTAGCTTCTATCCTTTGTATGATGGTTGCAAGTTTGATGAGTGCTTCATCGTTCTTAACTCCAATGTCCATATACTCTTTTATCATAGGAACTAGTAATGTAGCATCACCAATGTTCTCGATAAGAGGTTTAAGTTCTCCAATAAGGGATTGTACTTGACCTCGAGTACGGGTAGAGTTATCGTGAATCTCTTCGAATAAGTTAGAAAGACTCTTTCCTTTAAAAATTTCTTTATCTAATGACATACTTATTGTTTTATATAAATATGATTAGTATGGAGTTTCGTCAATAAGCCCTATATCGTAAGATTTCTGGTACTTCTTGTAAAAGTCTCTTTTAAGGACTGTTATTACCTTAGTAAGGTGAGGTGTCTCACAATCGGTCATTTCTCTAATATAGATGTAGAGAGCTTTCTTTTTAAAGATTTCGATGTCGTTTCTAGTTCTGAATAAGGTTAGAATAGCATCGGCGATACGTAGATCGTTCTCTTTTTCAAACATATCATCTATCTTCTCGTAAGTTTCTCCAACCCATTCGTCTATAAATGCTGCTAACTTAGTTCCTTTATAGATTGGATCTTTAAATGAACCGTCATCATAAGATTCTTCCATTTCAGAGAAGTCTCCTATCTTTTTAAGTTTCTTGTAGTTAACGTTGTTATAGTTAATCAACCATCTCTTAACAATAGTACCGAAATAAGAGAATGCTTTTGCTCCATTATCGGGATCAAACTTCATAATCTTCTCTTCTAGTAAGATAGCTACTAATTCAAACTTAAGATTTTCTATTGTATCTGTATCGATATAGTAGAACTTAAAAGTATGAATAATATTCTCTACCAACTTATAGAATGGCTGGTAGATATGGTCTGTAAAGATCTTTGCTCTTTCATCTGCATTAGTAGAGGTGTTATATAGTTTTATATACTTCTCTGTCTCTGCTGTGAAATAATTAGCTTTGCTTTTTTTTCTTGGCATGTTTAGTGTCAACAAGTACGAACTTGTCTAAGTTATCTTGAACTTCTTTCATTCCTTCGAAAAATGTTCCAATTTCATCGTCGGCTTGGAGAATACCCCTACTATCCAAGTCGTCTAAATATTTTCTTCCCTCTGCTAACTCATCACTAATGTTAATAAAGTATTGTTCTATATCTGAGATGTAGTCTTCATAAGTCTCTATTTTCTTGAGATTATTAAATATAACATAAAAAGAACCAAGAAGACCTAATGAAAGACCTCCTATGATAATATTATACCCACTTACTACTTCTACCATTATAGATTTTTTAACATATTACTTAAACCTTCTGAGGACTTAACATTCTGTCCTGTAGAAGCTGCTGTTTTCTTTACTTTTGGTATAGCAGTATTACCTGCTCTCTTCCACATATCATATTCTACTTTAGAAGCTAAGAAGTCTGCTGAATGTAATACTGATACTAAAGATGTCTTCATTCTGGATGATTCCATATGTGAGAAGTAATAAGCTTTATTAGCATCATCGAATACACCATCATGTAATCTAATACCTAACCATTCTTTCTGATTGTACGAAATACCAAACTTCTGAAGTACAAATAAAGATCTATCTGGAACTAACATAAAATCTAAGTCTGGATTGTAAGTATACATCTCTGATAGTTTATCTTGTCTCCACTTATCAGTCTGAGGTATATAGTTATGTTTATCTCCATCTCCTATCTTACCTAAGTCATGAAATATAGCTGAAAAGACTAACTCTTCCTGAGTGTAATCAACATCACCACCCATCTCAGCATATAAAGCAGATTGTTTAATGGCATATTGTACAACTCTATTTACGTGATCTATATAACCTCCAGCAAAAGCATTGTGATGCCATGACTTACCACTAGCAGGTGACATAACATAAGGTTCACCAATGTGATCTAACATAGCTTTAATCTTAACTACACGTTCGGGAGAAATATAGGTTTCTATAATCTTTAAATGTTTTTCGTAGTTCTTTAAGATTTTCTCTGCTTCTATCATAACTTCTTTTGTTTATTTATTTAATATAGTAATAAAGTTTTATATATACAACTATATATCTTTTTATTATTCTATATTCTTATATGTTTATATATCTTAATAAGATTTATATATTAATATCTTATATTCTTATCTATTACTTATTCATATTTTCATTCATTATCTTAATAATATTTAAATAAATAATAATTATATTAATCATATATAATAAAAAATACGAATAAAAAATCGATAAGGCAACTTTTATTTAGACTTTTTTTGGAAAAGTAGGGAAAGAGGGGTAATAAATAAGAAAAAACGTGGCCGAGGCCGCGCCTCGCCGCGCAAACGCGCGAAGATGCCACGCAAATTCTTTATCTATGTATAGATTAGTATTAGTCTACACAAGTAGTAGTAGTAGATGTAGTAGTGTAAGTCTCTAATCCACCGAATTCCTTTTCAAACTGCTTAGGACTAAATTCCTTACAAACGAATGTCCCGTCGGGCATAACCATCATTACGGGTACTGTCCGCTTTACGGGCTTAATAATAGTGGCATCCAATCCGCCATCCACGTTTTTGGTTAAATCCAATCCATACGGCTTGTCTTTCTTGTTACCGAATGTAAGTGATACTGCACATGATTGTAATAATAGTGCTGCTAGTGTTAAAATACTGAGTTTCTTCATTTTTACTTTATTTAATTGTTAGTGTTAGGGTTAATACTGGGTAATATACTATAATGATTTTGATTACGACTCCTATATCTATGGCTTATTGTAGACTTTGATTTACTCTTGATTATCTTGGTGATCTCTTAGTCTCAGTAAGAACCATACAGTAAGTACTATTATTGTTATTTGAAGTACGGACATAACGGTTATTTAGGTCTTTTATTTAATACCATTCCATATACTCCTTCTATAGCCTCTTGTACAAACATACAGAAAGCATATCCACTTAAGAACATCCAGAACATATCATTGTTATTAATACCTAAGTATAATGTACTTGCCGTAGTTATACTACTTACTATTAGGTTAATCTTTCTCATAACTTTTATTTAAACATTTATTATATCTAAATATACGAAAAAAAGTTGGAATAGGCAACTATTTCTCCTATTATATACTCCTATCCCTTCTATAGAGCCTCTTATAGCTGGAACTCTTAGACTAGCACTAGAAATAGGAAAGCCCCTAAACTAATAGAGGCAATCCACAATCCTTCGGTAGCGTCTCGAAGAAAAACGTTAGATCTTAGGTAACTCTAGCACTTCTGCACTAGCATCATATAAGATATCGATATATTTTTTAATAGTTGCACACTTCATATAGTCTTCTACATCTTCAAAGTGATATAATAACCTACCTAATCCGTATGCTGTCTCTTCTAAATCGTAAGCATTGGATATTTTATACTGTTGTTTGTTATCATTTATGTCAATACGCTCTAAATAAGCATAAAGTTTAGTGTAGTATTTATGTTTTACGTTGTCTTTTTGGGTCTTCCACTCATCTGGGTAACGTTTCTGAACAATAATCTCTAATAACTTATAGTTTTCAACGCCTCTTAGTACCATTCCCATGAGTACATAAGGATTACCAAGTACATCGGTCATTCCATGTTCATCATATACCTCCTCATCACCTTGCTCGAAGATGTTAAAGAGACTATCTGGATCTAGATTTTGCATTATTAATGTTATTTAGTATAAATATAGCAATAAAATAGTTAAGAAACAAGTTGCCTAATAGGTATGTTCTTCGTATCTTTACAATAAGACTATTTATATTAGCTAAAGGTTACAACTAAATTGTATTATATGAGACAGCTATTTAAGCTATCAAAAGTTTCAAATCCATTGTTTTCTGAGAGTTTAACTAAAAACCCTAGAATGACACGTGAACAAAGAGACGCTTTCAAAATTATCACAATTCCTTTTCGATTTATTCCTAAATTTGTAGACTTTCTTACAAGATCTAGGTTCGAAAACCTTATTATCTTAACTATTTCCCTAACTTTCGCAGTTTTATTGCATATTTTTCAATAAAATAGTTGCCTTACGGATAAATAACTCCTATATTAGTATAGATATAAGGATCAACCCGTATGCAATACTTAAAAAAAC